TTAGTATATTCACAAACATACTCTAATAATCTTAAAGTCATATAAACATCGTTTCTTAAATGTCTAGCAGCGTCACAAGATCTAATATGGTATGTAACATCTAGAGTCTTACCATTAAAATAAAACCAATATCCCAAAGTACAAGGAACTCTAACATTATTATTACTCTGATCTTCAGGATGCCAAACAGCTAAGTATGCTTGTCTTGTAAATGGATTATCTTTTATCCTATCCATTATATCTAACAAATCACCATACTGGTATCTTCTACCTTTTACATCAGAGCACCAATATCTTTCCATGTAGTTATGGCTGAACTTACCTGTAGATCTAAACAAATCATCGTTATCGCCATTCTTATAATATGGCCAGTTTTTATATTCACTACCTGGATTTATAGGCTCACCGTTAATTCTTTCCAAGAAATGATCTTCTGCCCACGGTAAATCTGGATTAAGATTACCTGCAAGATCCGGATCATATTTGAATTTAACGAACGTGTCTAGCACCTCAACAATGGGATTTCTTTTATCTATATCTATAGATTGCCATTGCGTATTACCGCTTTCATGGTGGTTGTAATAAAGATCGCTGTAAAGTTTTAAAATTGTTTGTTTCATTTTTAATCTTCTTTTTCCGTTATGTCATTTGGTTCAACTTTGATATTCTGTTTGTAATTATTTAGAGCTCCAATATATGCAGCAGCATCTAATAAGTTATCTTCTTTATAGCTCCAACTGTTTCTCGCTAATTTAAGCGCTATTTGCATATTATACATATCCGTAACAGTTATTTTTTTATTAGACATAACAGAAGCTATTTCAGCTGCTCTCCTATTACATTCACTAAACGGACCATACATTCTTTCTTTCTCTTCTGATCTTTCGTTTACAATTTTATTTGCTTCATCTAATATATTCATTGCGTTCTTAGTTTTAGTAGATTATAACATTCTATGTATTTCTGTTTACCCTTACTTTTATATAGCTTATTGAATAATTCGTATATCTTTTTTGTATAGCTATAATGCGATTTGCAATCCTTTAGATATTTCTCAGCGAACTTCTTTCCATATCCCTTACAATAGTTTACGTTGTCAGCTGTATCACCTATTATCATTTGTTCGTAAAAGTTATACAAAGCTTCCTCTTCTGATATATCGTAAACGCATTGGTGTTTTATATGGTAGTTATACATTAAACAAGGAAATTGCTTATAGTCTTTATCAATGCTGATAATCATAACATTATCCCTACCTATAGAATTAGATAATTCATACCAGTACCGAGCAACCATATCATCTGTTTCTACACCGTAACCCCAGATGGAATCGTAGTTATCTTTTACCCACTGGTGCATTTCATTTAACAATGGTGGTTTATCCATTGGCTTCCTGTTAGCTTTGTAAACTGGTGTTATAAGCTTTCTAAAGTTGCCTATTGATCCACTAAATACTTTTACTTCCTCTATATCATAAAGCTCTTCTAAGTCATTTATAATCTTCATAAACACTTCATCGAACTTTGCAATAATATCATCCATGTTATCATAAAACATTGGATCATCTGGATTTTCTTTTTTTCTGTAACAGCTAGACCAAACTAAACTGTCAGCATCAAATAGCAATACCATTATCTATAATATTCCTCTATTATTCTATCTTCCAGTTCTTTTACAACATAGTCACTAACTATATCAGTAATATCTTTGTCATCTAGAAGTATCTCATATATTTCTATAGACTCAGGATCACCTCTGAATTCATATCCCGATATATCTTCCTTTTCGTAATGAGCAATAACAATAAACTCTAATTCGTGGTATTTAATTCCGTACTCTTCCATTATAAATTTTCTAAATAGTTTAACACTTTTTCTAATTGTTTCGTAGTTAAAATCCTCTCACCTAACTTAGCTAAGTAGATTTCGTTCTTAATAATAGCGATTGCTTGTTGTCTATCCATAATTGTTTGTTTTTTCAAATATAAACATTTTTTAAACAATAAACGAATTTTGCACAAAAAAAATGGAGAAATTATTTATCCCTCCATTGTGTGTAACAAACTGCCAAACGTTGCTGTTCATTTTTATACTCTTTTTTCATAATCTCATCGACCATACATCTTTTCATAAATTCTTTTTGATCCTCGGATCCTTTTGGTTTTGGTAATGGCATCTCTACTGATTTAAAAATTTATCTGTTGCTTTCTTTTGTAAGTCCCTTACGTATTGGATTTCCCTTTCTATATAATCCTTCGCTTTATAAAGATCTTGTAACTCATCATCCTTCTTACCAGCTCTAGCAATATACTTAACTACATTACCACGATTGAAATTTAATTTATAATCCTGCACAAAATCGATAACGTCATACCCTTTGTTGTTTTCGTAATGGATAGCATTTCCTCCCATCCCTTTTTTCTTTTTAGGTTCATCTTCCTCTATATGTTTTTGATATTCGTCTATAGTCCATTGCCATTCTTTTTCTCTGTTCATTTTATTCTATTTTTAAAAATTCAGCATTAGCATGCTCTTTAAACCATTCTTTATTTTCTGTGTATTTATCTATTATCGAATCGATCATTACTAATTCATCTATAGAGCTTGTTTTTATCTTGTCTAACAAGCTTTCTATTTTGTTTAATATATTAGTAACCATTTCAGGATCGGTGTCATATATGATGTTATATTCATCCCTAACAACATCTTCTAACATTACATTTAGCTTGTTGATTTGGTTCTTTATATTTAGCTTATATTGCTTTGTAAACTTCAGCTGATCGTTTGACTCTAAAAGTAATTGACTTAATAGAACAGTCTTTAGATAATTCAATTGCGTATTATTCATCACCAAAAAATTTATTTAGATCATCAATCCACCTAATTATGTTTTTAGGATTACAGCTACATGGTATATGAAACTTATGATGAAAATACTTAGCGTGCAAAACACTAATCATCTTAACTTCATCTGTAGTTAATTTATTACTTGACTTGGAGTTAAACTCCTGCCAGTATCTTTTATCTCTATCATCCATTTTTTTTAAATCCTTTTCTTGTTATTTTTATTTTATTCCAATCCTGTTGCCTACCATCGCAACCGCAATCAACTCCATATAGTTTAGAAAAATATTTAACTATAAATTTAATCCCGGTGTAATAAGTAATCCTTTCTATTAAGTCTCCTAGTTTCATAATCTGTCGTAATCGCCATTTATTAGATCTTCCCAATCTTCCTGAAAGTGATCTCTGAGATCCTGTTTAACATTTTTTAAAGTATGAAATATACTAACCCAACTAATATTAGAAAGCTTAGCCATTTTTCTCATAGACAAGTTAGTCTCCTTGTATATCTGGAAAATCTTAGCGCTATACCAATCAGATTGACTTTCCTTGTCTTTTAGATATTGATCTATTAAATCACAAAATTTTTGATAAGCTATTTCCTCTGAGTAATCAGGATCTTCTGCTTTTATGTTGTGACTTATCTCTTCTTTATAAATTAAACTTTGTTCGTTTTTTAAAGCGTATAAAATACTCCTTAAAGTAAAAAATACATATCCCTTTTGTAAAACCCCATCTTTTATAATTTTTTCAGCTGAAGCATACTTGTGGAGTTTTAAATACATCTCCTGAACTATATCCTCTGAGTAATCCCCACCTCCTAAAGCTATGCATGTTTTAACCCATTCATCATGATATTTAACTACTTCTTTTAAAAATTCAGTGTCCTTTATTCGTGGGTTTTTTCCCATACCATTGTTATAGTTATAAAGACAAAACAAAATTGCACAGTATATACACTTAAGTTTTCATCTTCAAAGTAATCCTTGTTATATAAACCTCCAAACATAAACCCCTTAACTATAGAAATAATGAAAGTTGGGTTGTTTAATGTAATAATAGGTGTTACTAACAAAAATATAACAAATAATCCGAATAAATAGTTCATAAGTTGTTAATTAAATATAATCAAAATTTATTAAAATCCTTTAATGGATCGTATGCTGCACCTTCCACAACTGGATAACCAAGTGGATTTATTTTAAAGCTAAATGTCTCAAAAGAAAAACCTCTGCTTCTTTTACAGCTTACAGTGACTAGATCTTTATTTACCGTGTTTAATTCTAGCTGTATCTGTGTTTCAGCTTTTTTCTCTAGAAAGGATCCTAAGTGACCGGTTGGTTTATCGCTTCCAAAATTACTATGTATTACTGTAATAATATGGCAGTTTAATCTAGCTGACCATTCCATTATTTTTTGTGTAGCTAAATTGGACTCTTCTATGTTGTTTACATCAGATACCAAATCAGCCATACCGTCTATAACAACTACACCAATATTTTCTCCATCCATCTTATCATAAAGATAATACTCAATAAAGTCAATACGATCCTTGTAGCTAAGCGCTCTTAATCCAAATGTATGATAACATTCTTTATCCAGATTAGTCATGTCTAACACCCTTTTAAATACTTTTTGAGCATGGAACTTACCCTGCTCGGTATCAAAATGAATTAAACATTTATTATCTCTATGTCCTTTTAAATTACCACCAATGCCATCTAAACTACCTTTCAGATATACAGCGCTTATTAATGATATAAAAAAAGTTTTTTTACTTTTTGGTGGAGCTTGCACAAAAGAAAAGTTTCCGTATGTCCCAATAGGTACCGGATATATTTTCATTCCTTTTTTAGTCTTTACTTCTTGTTCACCAAACGACAAAGCTAAAGGTGGGTATTCCAAGTCTTTTGCTGCATCTATGTAGCAATCCTGTTCAAGGAGCTCCATGTGCATTCTTTTAATTTCTTTCTCTTCGTCTGTCATAAAATAAAAGGGGGCTTTTAAACCCCCGTGTTTTTAAAATAGTAAATCTACTTCTGCTTCTTTCTGAACAATTGGTGCTTCTGATTGCTGATCTTCTTTTTCAGCCAGAACAATATTGCCATCTGTCCATACTACTTTACCATTTCCTAAATAAGATTTAGCTTTCTTAGCTTCTCTTTCCTCTTTTGTTTGTGAATCAAATGCAGATACATTATTACCATATCTGGTTTCATCGTTAATA